CTCATCTTACAGCATAAGCGGAACAAATATAACAACTACAAGTGGAGACGCTGCAAGTGTTGGCGGCTTTGGATCTGTTACAAATGGAGTTCCCGCAGTAACTATGCCAAGTGCAACACAAACCACTGCTGGTGAAACCTTCAGCTTCACTCAGTCATACTTAGAGGGTGATGCTACTGCTGGATCAGCACCAACTGTCGGAACTGTAGGCAACTTCAGTGATTTGACTTCAACTGCCGCTGGTTCAGTGGGAACAGCAGCCGTCACTTTAGATCATCACACAATGAGTTTGACAGGTGGAACAGGAACAGGGGTTGTTCTAACTGGTCAATTCGTTACAGACTTAACTGTTGATTAATGTGGAAATATCTGCCGCTTATATTTTTTATTAGTCCAGCTTATGCTCAAACTGTAGTACCAAATTTTAATTCTGCTACTAGCACCTCACGCAGCGTCACCACAAATAACCTCACAGAAAATATCCGAGAAGTTCGCTACAATTCTGGTTATACCTACAGTGTCACTGGTTCTGGTATCT